GGGAAATAGAGTTCTCCATATCCTCCTTCGATTTCGGAAACACCCTTTATTCCTATTGCGGAGAATGTTCCATCGGTAATCGTTTTAATGTTGTACTTGTCGGCGATTGAGATTTCGTTCCCGTTTGCGGATGCGGTCACATTGAAACCCGCCATTGAAGAGGTTAGTTGGAAGGGGTTTGTATATGGATTTCCGCCGTACGAACTAAAAGAGATTCCATTGTCACCGCTAACGATGCAGTCCGAATCATTGTTGGCAGACATAGCCATAAACCAAGTGCCGGAGTTCATCTTGAACTTGACAACTCCCAATATCGGAAGGTTGTGGTTATTGACACTTCCGTCCAACCGAGTGTTAAAACATTTGCCCATAATTATTGTTTTTTAATTTGTTACACAATCGTTTCGTATATACCCGTGTCGGTAGAATTGCCGGAATAGTAGGCGGCAAATTGAGAACCCTTGAAAGCAACCGCACTTACATTTCCAGCATCTTGCCCGGTTGCCCCGGTGGAAATGATTGTCGCAGTAGGCCATCCCGTTGGATTATTCCATATATCTTCAACATTTACCAGCCTATATTCAAGTTCGCCCGTCCCTCTGTTATAGATATATAACGAAACCTTGTTGGTAAGTTGGTCGAAAACCAAACTCGGTGTATATGAATTTCCGCTTATATTGGTGGCTTGCTTTGTCCAGGTCTCCCCGTAATCTTCCGATTGCATCTGCCACATATAGGCACTTCCGCTACCTTCGTATCTTCCCGCTACAAGGATTTTCCCGTTCCCGAGATATACTCCGGACATTTCCATCGGTCTTTGTTCGCGCACTACGGATTCAACCACAACCTTTGTCCAAGTTTCCCCATTGTCGGAACTTAAAATATATCCCCACGGGGCGGAGTCATTCCCATATTCTCCGAAGAAAGCCATCAATCCCTTCGTGGGGACATTGATAATATCCCCAATATGTCCCAATGGTGTGCTTGCCGGGATAGTAGAAATCAATTCAAAGTCAATCCCGTTTGTGGTCTTATAGATTTCTTGATATGTGTTCGCGTCTCCCGGATAACCAACGCGATTGATAAACAAGAGATTCCCGTTTTCATCGTTTCCGCACCCCGTGACACCATCCCTTACATTTTCCGTGTCAATAATCAATCGTTTCGGTGTCCAGACAATTCCATTCGCAGAGGTGGAAACCCATATCGCACCCGTTCCGTTGTGCGGGTCTTCGTGTTCCAATGCCTTCACATAGGCACATACAAGTTTGTTTCCGACCTTGCCAATCCTCGGCCAACAACTATATTTATCCGGGGAAATAATAGTCATTGTTTTCTCCTTGAAAGAAGAAAAACCGATAACATCAATAATGTTGTTGGATTGTTCGGATAGTTGGAAATACTTTTCCTCGCCTTCTGCACCGCTTGTTATATCGTTTATTTGGCCTTGCAAATCATCCACTTCCTCTTGCACATCCGCCGGGATGCCCGCTATATCTGCGTATAGTTTCCCGTCCTTTTTGATACCGATAACGATTTTCCCGTTTTCATCGGTCATTAAATAAAGATAGTCCGGGTTGTCGAACGATATGGTGGCATCTGCTACAATAGAATCAATCAGCGATTTCCCAACCACTTTGTTCACCTTGCCCGCCACGGTAAGGGTAAGCGAATCAAGTTCATCTTTTATCGGTTTCGGAATACCTATTGCCCATTCGATAGAGCCGTCTGCCTTGACACCGCCCAAAACCCTTCCGTCCTTATCAGTGATAACCCATAACCACACTGGATTCGTGACTTCTACTCCATCCAATTTCTCATCCACTTCTTGGCGCAATTGACTGAGTTCGCTCTTAGTTGCATAATTAGCCAAGGCAGACTCTAGTGCAGAAGATGTCACATAAGAAGCTAGAGCAGAATTCAGCGCAGTAATTGTTACATATCCAGAAAGGTCTATGGATGTGTCTCCGATTTTAATCCACGGATCGGTCTTCGTAGAATCGTACACATACTGTTCATATACATCGCTGCCAGATCCAGACGGTCCGATGAGATAGAGAACATTACTGGATGGGGAAGAAACAGAAGATGTGCTTTCAGCGATTTCGTAATGAAATTGCTGAATTGAGCCAATGAGGGACTGAACCTCAGCCTTTGTATAGGTTTCGCTCTTGAGGTAGTAATTCATGAGGTCGTTCACAGACTTCGTGACGAACCCTGACACATCCGGGACAACTCCGCTTTCAAGGTCTGACGCGGGAATTCCGTTTGCTGGTTTTTGATAGGCGGATGAACCCTTGTTAGCTCCAGTTCTGATTGTATCCAGGTCGGGAATTGTTCCCTGTTTCTGTTTGAGTGCAGCCGTGACCGCCTTGTTCTGAACCGGGTTGGTAGATGATTCGGATAATTCCGAATCAACTGTAATCTGGCCACCAGTATCAATATTTCCATGGCCAACGATGGGTTGGCCGTTGATCGTTTTGATGTTTACGCCAGACTGAAGCGCATCCTGTTTTCCGGACACTTCAGATTCCAATATCGGGATCTTTGCAAGTCTCGCGTCTATCTCCGGGCCGGAAAAATTCGAAGTGTAGTCTTCTGCCATATTATTATTCTTCTTTAAGTATTATCGTCTTTCCGTCGTTTGTGAGGACCAGCTTTCCGTCCTTGTCGCGCAAGCGCTTTTTTGAAACGTGGGTATCACACACCATTGAGAACCAGGCCTCTCCACCTGATTTTTTCTCAAAGACGGCTTCAATCCCGCCTATGCGCTCAAATGTAACGGTAAGGCACCCCATTTTATACTCTCCTGACCTTTACCAGGTTTACTTTAAACACCTCCGTTCTAAACCTGTCCGGGAAGTCCGCATCCGGCACATACGCCTTTACGGTTGCCGTTACTTCTCCTGTTCCAAGTTCTGCTGAATCGAAACAAAGATAGTAATTTCCGTTGCGAAGAACAAGAGCGTTTTTGTCGAAAACTTTCTTTTTTGTTCCTCGGCTAACGGTAATCTCGAACTGGTCGTCCGCCATGGAAAATCCTGGCGCTGTGATATTGACCAGGTATTTCAGCTCCGTTCCCAGATATGCATAGTCTTCTGTCATTGTTCTTTCATTATGCCGCTTTCTTGCAGAACGGCGATTTGTTCCAGGGTGATTTCATCCGAGGCGCCAGAAAACGCGTCAAAAGGGACCGGCACAATGTCGAGCTCCACCTCTCTTGATAGGATATCCGAGATTGCCTTTTCAGCGTCATTCTCGGCCTCCAGATAGTCGGCATGCCCAACGACAGGCTTGTTCGACCGCCGGCACTTGTTAACGGCATCGAATTCGTCCTTCCAGTCCTCTTGGAACTTTTTGACGATTTCTTCCTTGTCTTCCCGCGCAATCTTGCATGCTTTTCTGAGCGCCAGGTAATCCTTCATGAGTGCCGCCTTCGCCTCCTTGTCTTCCATTCTGTTGATCTTAATCCCGGATAGGATCCAGGCGACCTGGTCGATGAGTTTGAGTTTGAGTTTCATTGGTTTAATCCTTTTTCTTCTTTGGATAGTATTTCTTGATAAACACCACGACCGCATACACGATGGTCGCGACAGGAACGGGAACGGTCCACCATGCTCCTGCGGAAACGCAATAGGTAAGTCCGATGATGGTGAAGAAAAGAACCACGGCCACCGCGAGGATTACCGCGCCTTGAATCAGAATCGTTTTGTTGTAGTCTGTCATATCGTTAATTGATTAAGCAGGATAAACAAATGGAGGATTCGCTTCCATAGAAAGGTTCTCACTATGGTCGGGGTCCCAATAGTACATTAAGATGGACGTGGTGTAGTCCGAGTCAAAAGAGCCGCCAGCGCTTGCCAAGAAGTCGCCCAGTGTCATAGTAGAGGATTCCCCGGCAACCGTCCCGGTCCCAGACGGGTTACTCAACACCTTTTGCGTACCTGAAGGGAACACGGTAGCTGTTTCTCCGGCTGCAATCACGGTCGATCCGGACAATGACATCGTTGTTATGTCTCCTTGCCAATGAGACGAGGAGTCAGAAATCTTCTGGATATAGACCTGGTAGCGAATATTCGGATTCGAGAGCGTCTTTTGAGAATTGGATGTGTTTGTGGCAGAAAACTCCGGGAATGTAATCGTCAGCCTTCTGCTCGAGGTG